AGCAGTAGCTATATCTGCCTGTGGTAAAGGTGTTCCAATTCCGTTAGTGTCCCATAGTGAAATACCCTGTGTTATTATTGGTGATGTAGCACTAAAGTTTTTAAATTCTTCTTTTGCAAAGTCATTGTCTCTTTTTTCTTTATATGTTCCGTAAACTAAATTATATTTATTATTATATCTTTCATTTAATATATCTTCATCTTCTAAATCTCCAAACTCTAAATTTTTAGATTGCAATTCATTAGTGGTTTTAATAACTTGTTCTTTAGATAAGTCTAATTTATCTGTCCAATAATTAACTGCACCTGCATTTATAAAATCCTGATAAGGCTCTATTAATAATTTTTTTTCATCGTTCTCATCAGTTTTTATTATTAAATTAAATTTGTTTAAAATATCTTTTACAAAATCTGCTTGTGACATATCAGGCATATTATGTCGCATTTGCACTAATCCATTTTCACCACCACCCATTAATCCTACTTCATCTGTTTGTAAAGTTCTCACAGTACAATTTTGAATAGTTGAAACAACATATTGACTACTACCTAATCCTAAATCTTGTAAAGTAAATACACAAAAATATATTTCTCCAGGCACAGGAGTTATATTGTTAGTAAATGTATATTCTTGTGTTGAGTTCGGAGTAACTGATATTGTATCAGAACTTTCATATGGAGCAGAAGTTATATTCCCTATATAACCCTCCCAATTTACTGTATTATAATTGGTTTGTGAATACCAACGACAAGTTAATTGAGCGTCATAGTCATTACCTAAATTAGTTTGTGCACCTAATGTTAATTCTAAAGTAGTTTCTACCTGCATTGTTCCTGTTGGCAATAAGGTGTCTGTTCCGTCATCTGCAGGAAATTGAATACTAGGACAATTAATTGTAGTTACAGGTGAACCCAAAACTGCTAATGCAGTAAGTGTTGTTGCGTTAAATAAATTATTAGGGTCATACACCTCATTGTTTACAATTACATTTTCTATAAAGCATTCATCTGCGTCATAATCATTTGCTACATTTATGTTTTCAGATTGTGTTGCAGTCATATTAGCTTCAAATCCAATAAAAGGAGCTTCACTACCTGAGCTTGTGTTAAATAGGGTTTGTACTTTTTGATTTTGTGTAGAAAGCGTCATAAATATTCTACTAAACCAATTTGTGTCTGATAATGTGTCACCACTTATACCTAAAAATGTACTTTCAATTATATATCCTAATTTACTTGCTATTAATTGAAACAACCTTTGTATTCTTATAGCAGGTTTTAAATTACCAACCTTAACCATACCATAATAGTTCATAGCAGCAATTCCGTTTACTTGACCTAATTCATTTACATCACCTATCCAGTCATTTGGATTCCAAAACATAGCACTAGAATATGGATTAAATGTATGACCATAGTCAAATATAGGGTACATAACATCATTAGTTGTTGTTCCTAATACTGTTGTTAATCCTGTTGTCCAACTTGCTAAAACATTTGCTAATGTTAATTTGTGGTCAAATATTTGATTTAATAATAATAGCTCAGGGTCTGTTGTATCTTGTGTGTCAAAAACATCTTTTAGTTTAGCGTCCTTTAAATCAGTAAAAAAATCTGCAGTATCTCCAAATAAAGCAACCTCATATAATCTTGCATTTAGGTATATAGATTTTAGTTGTATAAATCCTTTTAGTTGTGGTATGCTATCAACATATAAAATAGCAGGAAACTTAAATTTAGCGTTAAAAACAAGTGTATCTAAATTGACGTTAAAGTAATTTTCAAAGAATTTATTGTTAGCATTTGAGAAAGGTAATTTTAAAGTTTGTGAAAAACTAGATTTTCTTTGCGAGGGATTTCTTAAATCTAGCCAATTATAATTAACTACAACATTAGGCTCTTTTTGTAAATCTAATTCAAATTGGTCTAGGTCATAAGTACCTGAGCCTGTGTTTTCTCTACGATATGCTACTAATCTTACTTTCATTAACTATTTGTTCTAACCTCATTAGAGTATTCTAAATTAACTGTATATTGTATTTTAATTTTATTGTTTACGCTTGTTTTTTTTGTATATAATTTATTAGTTATAATTACAGGATACACTACACCATTATCACCTAATATTTGTACATTTACAGAGGTAAATAATTCCTCTAACCATACTGCCTCATCTTCGTTTAGCCAATCAGAATTAATTACTAATTTTCTTTTAGCCTTTGTAAATAAAGTTTCTCTACCTCTTTCCCAGTTGCTATAATTAAATTCAGTAGTAGCACTTGCATTGTCCCAATTTCCTACAACTCTTTCCATTTCTTCTGATTTTATTTCTACGCTTTCCGTAGATTTACCTCTAAAATTCATATAATCCCAAGCACCTAATCTATTTCTCCAAGCCAACCTTACATTATTATACCTCGTGCAGCTTTGGTGTCTATCATCTACACTTGCATTTGTTCCATATCTATAAAAATAATATTCTTTTGTACTTCTACCTGATTCTGCAGTTGTATCAGAGCCAAATATTTTATAATACGCCCAATTAGAATACTTACTTGGTTTAGCGTTTGAATTTCTTGTTTGTGTTTCTAAATTTTCAGTACCACAACCAAAATATAATATAGCTTCTTCTACCGTAGTTGCCTGTGCTGCACTTGCTCCACCTGTTGTATTAGTGTTTGCAAAATATTCTAAAGTATTACCTGCAGTGTTAGTAATAACATTTCCTGCACTATCGTAATATTTTATTAATATATAATCTATTGCAGCTCCCTGATTTAAAATACCTGTTCCTGTTTTACCTGATTTAAAGCAAATTGTAGCTCTATCTATATTATCTGCACTTGTACTGCTACCTCTAACAAATTGTACCGTAGGAGCATTAGTAAAAAAAGTACAACTATCTTCTGATGTAGTACTATTCATAAAAAAAGTTAGGGGGTAGTTAGTTCCACTTATATCTAATCCACCTACATTTGCTGCAGTTTTAGTAAAGGGTGTAGCAGCAGGTATAACATAGCTTTCTGCAGTATCTTGCACTGCAGATAAAGCAGGTGCAGTTGTAGCAGATGACGCTTTTTCGTAATAGGCTTCTACATTTATTTTAGCTAATTGATTTGTGTTTTGACAAAAAGGACTATTAGTTTGAAATATACCTAATGTATGTATGCTTTCTGTTGTTGTTACATAGCTTGTGTTAGTTAATTGTGTATCTACATAAGTTTTTAGTATATGACTTATGTCAAATACACCTACATTTTGTTGATTTTTATGTATTTTTAAAACTGCTATTTCAACTGTGTTTACTTTAATTTTTAAAACATACCTAAATTTATTTGCGTTATAATTGGCAGCGTCACTATCTTTTAGCACATATATAAGTGGTGTATTTACTGCACTTAATAAATTTGGTTTCTGCTCTATTGATGTAGTTGTACTCATTACGTTTTACTTAAATTAATTTCTACTTTATCAGGTTGTTCTATTTCTATTGAGTTATCTATATCTTGTGTAAATGCACTTGCTATATCAGATTTTAAATTACCTATCATATCCTCATAAGGCTTTGATATAAATAAAGTTCTTTCTAATCCTCTTTGTTTTATACTTCTAGCAATTAAAAAGCCTAAACTTCTATTACTTATAAATCTTCCTTTTTTATCTCTACCCTTAATTCCTTTTAAACTTATCCACGGTAATATAGCTCTTAAAGGTGGTTGCTTTCTACTAAACTTAAAAGGACTACCCTGACCTCTCATTCTACCACTTCCTTTAAAGCCACCTGCACCTTTAACTCCCTGGTCAATAAACTCCCAATAATCTTCTGCTTGTCCAAATTCCATTTTAAATTTTATTCCACTAAAGCTTTTATTAATATCATAGCTCATCTCATTAAATAAAGTTCCCTTTGCTCTTTTTCCTTTTTTATTTAGGTTTGCTCTAGCTTTTTGTATTAGCTTACTACCAAAGCTACTTAATAATGATTCTATTTCTGTTGTATCTATATCCATTATGTATTAGGGTTTTCATCACTTGGTTCTATTGGAGCATTACATAGCGAATTAGGATTATTTACCTGCATTGTAAAAGTAGCAGACCAACCTGTTAGCATATTTGAAAATCTTACGGTAAAAGGCTCTGCATTAATAGGTAAATTTAAAACTATTTCAGAGGGTATATAGCTATACTTTTTTCCACTATCTCCCCCTGATGTTTGTATTGATAGATTTTGTCTGTATTCTGCTATAACGTCTTGCATAATTTGTAGCATATCAGACCAAACTAGCTCTCTATTACTTAAGTCCTCTTTAATTAAGCTCATTGTATATACTGTAAATGAGTATGTTAACACACCTTTATCTATATTGGTGTTGCTTGGCTCTACATATAAAATAGGAAAATCCTCACTATCTAATTTATTAATATCAACCTCATCAAGCATACCACTATGAAAAGAATTAATCAGAAAATGATTAGTCGCTATTGTTTTAAAATCGTCTATTATATTTTTGTATGTTATCATTTGTTATAATTATTTCTTTCTATATTAGCTTTATCCTGTTGATAGCTTAAATATGTTAAAACTAAAGATATTTCTATTTTAGTTATAGCGTCAACATTTAAAATATTATCATTAGCCAAACCAAATATTACATTATACCAACCCCATTTACCACCTAATGTTTTTTCTCCCTGCTCTTCATCACCACCCTCGAATAGTTGCTTAAATCTTCCAATAAGTTTTTCCCTAAACGAAAAAAAAAATCTATCGCAGATAGTGTTGTACTCATTGGTAAATCTTTAAATTTATCTATTTCTAATTCGTCAGGGTCATAAGGCTTTACGCTATAAAATCTACCTGCCTCTCTATCAATCTCTCTATATAAAACACTCATTACTCTGTGTAGATTTTTATTAATATCTTTACCATATTGTTCTATATCCACAAATTCCCCTGTTGTTATCTTGCTTAGATTAGGAACAAAGCCATATTTTTTACCTTTAAACTTTATTTTCTTCTCTAATTCTCCCTCGCTTTTACTATTTACAAAATTGTAAATTTTATTTGCTATAATTTTTTTATCTTTTAGCTTTAATTTTTTTAATAGCTTTTTATCTATTTTACAAAACATAGATATTATATCATCATCTACACCTTTTCTTTTACTAGAAGATAAAACTAAATACCTTTGATACTCTGCTATTGTAATATCTTTCCATTCTGTAGGTACAATTACCTCAAATTTTTTTTTACTCATTTATTATAAATATAAAATTGTTGTTTTTGTTCATAATATATAATACTTTCCACTATAATTAGTTGTTAGCTTATTAAGTGCAACGTATCTAATGCTATCAATTAAGTGGTCTAACTGATTGGTTGCAGGTTTATTAATTACCCTACCATTTTTATCTACCAACCATTTATAAAACTTAAATTCATTAATTGTATTAGTGCTATTTTTTGTTATATGTAGTTTATATCTTCTTAAAATATCAATACCCATATTAATACTATCGGCACCTTTCTTTGCTCCCTTAACATTAAATCCTAGCCTATGTATTTCTTCTATTGATTTAGGCTCTGCACTATCTGCAATTATTTCTGTTTGTCTTGTTATGTTGAGCTCCCTTAATTTGTTTGCTATATCTTGATTTGTCAATCCTTTGCTATATACTAATTCGTTAATATACAAATTATCGTTTAATTTATATACTTCTGCTATTGCAGTGGGGTCATTAGAATAGCCAAAGTCCATACCCAAAGCTATTAGCGTTGATTCTGTTGGTATATTGTTACATATCTCAAACTGCCTAAATATAGTTTCTGTTGCTTGAGCCATATCACCAAGTCCGTATATCTTCCAATAATTGCTATCTAATTCCTTTAATCTTTCTATTTCCTTTATTGTTTCATCAGGTAAAAAAGGATTGTCTAAATAGGTTGATTTAATAAAGGTGCAATCGTCCCTATTAATTACATTATCATATATCCACGAATAACCTTCCGAGGGGTTAAAATCTAAATAAATGTTTTCTGTTGTTCTTAATGAGAGTTGAATCCAATCCTCAAAGCTAAATTCGTTTGCTTCATTTAACCATAATACGTTACGCTTTCTACCTCTAATTTTTTGTGGCATATCAACTGAAATAAACTCAATATCGTTTCCGTTTAGCTTATAGGTTAATTCTGACTTATTGTGATTGTC